GAGCACCGAGCAAGCTGACGGTAAGGCGAAACCAGATAACGGTGAAAAGCCTACGTCAGAGGACGCAAACACCTCAGTTGACTATAAAGCGTTTTACGAAACAGTTATGAAGCCTATTAAGGCTAATGGTCGTACCTTGGATATTAAAAATCCAGAGGAAGCCATTAAGCTGATGCAGATGGGCGCTAACTATACCCGTAAGATGCAAGACTTAGCTCCGCATCGAAAAGTCATTATGATGCTGGAAAATAACGGTCTGCTGGACTCCGACAAGCTCTCCTTCCTTATTGATGTAGAGAAGAAGAACCCGGATGCCATTAAAAAGCTGATTCGTGATTCTGGTATCGATCCAATGGACTTCGATCCGAACGAGCAATTGAAGTATCAAGTAGGCAATCACACCGTTAGCGATGAAGAAGCGAATTTCCGTACTGTACTGGACGATTTAAAATCTACTCCAGAAGGTCTGGAAACCCTTCAAGCCATCAATGGATCGTGGGATCAAGCCAGTAAAGAGCATGTGTACACTAACCCGGATGTTATTTCAGTAATCCATGAGCAGCGTGCTAACGGCATTTATGACCGTATCGCTGGTGAAGTGGAACGCCAGAAAGCTCTGGGTAATGTGCCCTCACATGTTAGTTTTTTGCAGGCTTATAAAGCAGTCGGAGATGTGATGCAGCAGAACGGTGCTTTTGCTGATCTGATTGCTAAACCTGCTGTTGCAACGAATCCGGCTAAAACCGATTCGCGTCAGCCCATTGAAACCAAAGCTGCTGCTCCTAAGCCGCAGGTTAAAAACAGTGACAAGGCTGCTGCTGCTGCTTCCAGTCGCACAACCTCAACACAGAAAGCATCACAGACTAAGAACCCGCTGGAACTCAGCGACGAAGAGTTTATGAAGCAGTTCCAAAATCGCTAAGGTAAGGAAAACGCTAAATGTTGAACTATAACGCCCCTATTGATGGCAACAAATCTACCATCGACGGTGACGGCTCTGACCAGATGAATACCTTCTTCTGGCTCAAGAAGGCAATCATCACTGCTCGTAAAGAGCAATTCTTCATGCCGTTGGCGAACGTTACCAACATGCCGAAGAACTACGGTAAAACCATCCGTGTGTACGAATATGTGCCACTGCTGGATGACCGTAACATTAACGATCAGGGTATTGACGCTTCTGGTGTAACCATTGCGAACGGGAACCTGTATGGCTCCAGTAAAGACATTGGTACTATCACCAACAAGCTGCCAACTCTGACCGAGAATGGTGGTCGTGTTAACCGTGTTGGCTTCACCCGTATTCGTCGTGAAGGTTCTATTCACAAGTTCGGTTTCTTCCACGAGTTCACTCAGGAGTCTATGGACTTCGATTCTGATGACACTCTGATGGACAACCTGAGCCGTGAACTGATGAACGGTGCTGTTCAGCTTACTGAAGCTGTCCTGCAACGTGACCTTCTGGCTGCTGCTGGTGTTGTTCTGTTTGCTGGTGCTGCAACCTCTGATGCAACTGTAACTGGTGAAGTTACTGCTGCTTCTGGTTCTAACCCAGAAATCCCAGCCTCACTGGTTAGCTATCGTAACCTGATGCGTCTGGATCAGATTCTGACCGACAACCGTACTCCTACGTCTACCACCATCATCACTGGTTCTCGTCTGATCGATACCAAAGTGATCGGTGCTACCCGTGTGATGTATGTTGGTTCTGAACTGGTTCCACTGCTGAAAGGCATGACCGACCTGTTCGGCAATAAAGCCTTCATCGAAATTCAGCACTACGCTGATGCAGGTACTGTACTGAACGGTGAAATCGGTTCTATCGACAAGTTCCGTGTTATCCAAGTGCCAGAAATGCTGCACTGGGCTGGCGCAGGTGCTGCCGTGACTGATAATCCGGGCTACCGTACCTCTACCGTCAATGGTGTTGAGCACTACGACGTGTATCCGATGCTGGTTATCGGTGATGACTCGTTCACTACTATCGGTTTCCAGACCAATGGTAAGACCGTGAACTTCACTGTCATGACCAAAATGCCGGGTCTGCAAACTGCTGACCGTAACGATCCATACGGTGAAACTGGTTTCAGTTCTATCAAATGGTACTACGGCATCCTGATCAAACGCTCTGAGCGTATTGGTCTGATCAAGACTGTTGCACCAGTCTAAGTAATGTGGGAGGCTTCGGCCTCCCCTATTTTTGAACCAAGTAAAGGACAAGCCAATGAGCACCCTCGAAAACCAGAATACCGGTGAGAACACAGAAGTAACTGAACAAGATGAACGCCAAGCACTGATGGCTCGTGCTCGTATCATGGGTATTGATTTCAGTAATAACATCGGCACTGATACTCTTCGTGAGCGCATCAATGCAAAGATGGAAGGCACAACTGCACCAACTGAAGAAGCTCAACCAAATCCTCTTGCTGGTTCGGCTGCTCCGGTGAAGAAACGTACCCTTCGCCAGATTCAGCATGACGAGCAAATGAAACTGGTACGTCTTCGTATCCAGAATCTTGATCCAAAGAAAAAGGATCTGCCGGGTGAAATCTTTACTGTTGCCAATGAATACCTTGGTACTGTGAAGAAGTTTGTCCCTTACGGTGAAGTAACTGAAGAAGGCTACCATGTGCCTTACTGCATTTACCGTATGTTGGATGCACGTAAGTTCCTCAATATCCGTACAGTGAAAGATCGCCGTACTGGAATTGAACGTGTAGAATCAACTTGGGCAAAAGAGTTTGCACTCGAAGTTCTACCTCAGCTTACAGCCACTGAAATTGCTGAACTGGCAAATGCCCAGAAAGCAGCGGGCAGTTTTAACTGAGCATAATCGAAAAAATAACGCCCCTTAATTGGGGCGTTTTTGTTTAGGATGCGTGAATGAGCACATACAATATCGAAAACGAAGCGAATAGCGTATTTGCTGCACTGATGCAGGGAATTGATTTTGACATTCCTGATATTGACCTCAGTGGCCCAGAATACGAGATTCCCGGTGGTTCTGATTCAGCAATGTATCAGCAGCCAACGAAGCTGACTGGTGATGATCTGGTAGGTACATTCAACACCATGATGGGTGCGATGAAAGCTCTGCTTCAGAAAGAGTTTGAGATGAGTCGTATCACAGGTGCTGAATATACCAAGGCGTATGTGGCTCTGGTATCCAGTACGCTGGGTAACTCTACTCAGTTCTTACTGGGTCGTGATCAGGCTTACTGGCAGGCTGTTACTGCTCAGATTGCTGCCGTTACTGCCAAGGTTACATTGCAGACTTCTAAAGTTCAGCTTGCTGCTATCCAGTTGGAAGCTCAGACCTCTGCTGCTAACTTTGCTCTGACCAAAGCTAAACTGGCTACCGAGTCTGTTAACTACGGCATTGCGGGATACAATCTGGCTACGATTCTTCCGGCTCAGTATGCGAAAGTGCAGGTTGAAACCACACTGACTACTCACCAGATGAAACTGGTTGATGAACAGGCTGAGACTGCTCGTGCTCAGACTCTGGATAGTCGTTCAGATGGTCAGGCTGTTTCTGGTTCTGTGGGTAAACAGAAATCTCTGTACGATCAGCAGATCACCAGTTACAAACGTCAGGCAGAAGTGAATGCTGCGAAGCTGTTTACTGATGCATGGATCACGCAGAAAACCATTGATGAAGGTCTGACTGCTCCAAGCAACTTCGCCAATGATTCTGTAAACAATATTTTGGGCACGTTGAAAGCCAATAACAGTCTGGGATAAGAGATGGGATTCAGCTTTAAGAAAAAGAAAAAGACGTATGTTTCTTCCGTTGTCTACAACCTTGCAGGCGACGAGAAGGATCGTCCTAACTATCTTAAAACTACGGTGGTTGGAAAGGTCATTGCTGATTCCTCTGTGAATCAGACAATGGGCGAAGCTATTCAGAATAGCTACATTTCTGGCCCCGGTATCCGACTCCGATCCTTTGTGAAGTGGGCGCAGTCCTCTGGGTACGATGATCTCATTGGGCTGTTGCCTGCAACCATCTATATTGGCGACAGTATAGATCCACCTGTATTGGCTCAGCAGATTCCACATGATCCAAAGTACACAGTAACTATTCTCGACTCTGAAGCTGGGGTTGCAGAATGGGACTGGTGGGCAGACCAGTACATGTTTGCCAATCACAGTGACCTGATTGATACCAATTGGGTATGTGACTACAAAGATGATCAGAACAAAATTGTCATTACTCTTGCTGACGGTACAGTAGAGGAATTTACTCCATCTGGAATGAACCTCGGCAAGAACTATATCTATGCGTTGTACTCATTAACTCAGGGTGCTGTATCAGGAAACATCATTCCCGGTGAAACCATCTCTCTTGGTTCTACCGGTAGTTTCCCATCCACTTCAGGATGGACTACTGACAGTTACTCTGGTGTAAACACTGACGTTACTTTGAATAAGAAAGTGACGACTGTTAAGTCATACTCTGACGGTCGTCCTGATGAGACAACAACCGATGAATCTTCTTCTACTGGATCTTATGTCAAGATCGATGGTGTCTATGAAAAGACTGATTATGTGGGGATTACTAATACTGCTGACGGTCAACAGATCCGTAATACTCGCTCAATCATGTACCAGAACCAAACTGGTGCAGCAGCAGACAATGAGCCTGACGTTGAGACAAGTTCCGAAGTGGTGGACGGAGTAACCGTTACCACGACAAAGACTACTACACAGCAATCTCTCGTTATCGAGCGTACCTACCGTATCGACACACAGGACTTAATCACCTCTACCTATCTTGGTTCACAGGTGTTTCTGTATGAGTTCGGCACAGGCAACGCTACTCTGGACGCGATGTTTTCTCCGAAAGAATCGTCCAGTATGTTTGCTCCGTTCATCCCGATCCGTATCGACAACGATATGATCACTGATGACCGGTTTACTGATTATTATCCGATGGCAGTGAAGGCTTATAAAAAAGCTACCAATGCCAAGTTTGATAAGATCATTGCAACGGTAAAAGATAATAAGAATCTGAAAGATATCGACTATGCCTATGTCGTCTTCGGCGTGTCACTTAATGTGAAAGAAAATGCCTGTAAGAAATATCTGTATAAGTTCTTCCAGACCATGCTCGATATGTCTACCAATGTGACTACTGCATACGGTGACTATAAAACGCAGATGGCACTGGCACAGGCTACGAATGACTCATGGGCTAAATGGCTCCAAGCTCAGTCAAATCCAAGTGATCCACTGTACGGAACAGTTGCACCAACCAAGGTGCCATACCCTACTCTGCCAAGTATGTCAGTGCAGATTAACGGCAACAAACTGATGAACTACAACATCACTGTTTCATGGTCAGCTATGGCTGAAACCATTGGATCAGGGATGAAAGACTCTGAGCATAAAGTCGGTGATTGCTGGTTTGTCGTCAACGCTGATGATGACTTCTCTCAGATTGTTTATAACGGCACAGACAATGTTGCAACCACACCTTTCACTGTGGATCACGTAACGCTGTACTGGCAGGAAACTGCTACTCGTTGGCGTGCTATGCACATCTGGGGACTACACCATAAGAATAAAATCTATGGTGGTAAGTCTGTGGATATCTCTGCCAAAAGTGCTCTGAATGATGCTGATGAGTCAGGGTTTATCATCCCTCTTCAACGAGATATTTATTCTGCTATCTCGCTGGTGGATGCGACTCAAATGTCCACAGCGTGCATGTTTATCGTGTTCAACTGCTATCAGGTGGTTAAGCAGAAGTGGTATCAAACCGGCTTATTTAAAGTTGTTGTGATCATTGTGATCATTGTTATCGCCGTCTTTACCGGGGGTGCAGCGGCAGGTTTACTGGGTACGGCTGCATCAGTTGGTGCTGCTGTTGGTCTGACAGGTATTGCTGCGATCATTGTGGGTACGATTGCCAACGCCTTAGCTGCAATGCTTTTGATAAAGCTAATCGGTGTTGTTGCAGTAAAAGCATTTGGTGAGAAAGTGGGTACTATCATTGGTGCCATTGCCGGTATCATTGCTGTTGCTGTTGGTTCCAGTGTGATTAATGGTGGAACCGTAGCACAGGGCTTCTCTTCACTCACTACGGCAGAGAACCTGACTAAGCTGACTGTTGCAGCGGGTAATGGTTATGCTGGCTATATGCAAGCTGCTGTACAGGAAACTGTGGGCGAAACCAATGCTCTGCTTGAAAGATATAACGATCAGTCAAAAGCTATTGCTCAGCAGTATAATGATGTAATTGGCACAGATAGAGGTATCATTGACCCTGTGACATTGACTGATGCTACCCAACACATTTATGAAAGCATGGACTCGTTTATTAGCCGTACTCTCATGACTGGTGCTGATATTGCTGAAATGTCGTATTCACTGCTTGAGAACTTCGTTGATATTACGACAAGCACATCCCTAGATGTAAGCTGAGGATCTTATATGAATTTTGGTGGCTACACTCCGTCTGCCGATTCGTTGAACTTTGGACAGCAGTACACTCCGTCACTCGGAGTTGCTACTGATCCAACCACAACAAACTACGGCAATATGGACTTCAGTACACTGAATGGTGGTACTGGAAATGCACAGCAGTTTAACTGGCTGGGCAACAATAACGGTGCTCAAGCTGGTGGTGCAGGTGCTCTTACTGGCTCAGCACAGAGTACGCTTGGTGCCAATATTCCAACCTTCCAGTTGGGATTATCTGGCCTGACTGCTCTGAGCAATCTGTGGGGTGCATTCCAGTCTAATAAGCTGGCGAACAATCAGTTCGATTACACCAAGCAGATTACCAATACCAACCTTGCTAATCAGATTAAGTCGTACAATACGTCGCTGTCTGACAAAGCCACTGCTCGTGCTTCAATGGAAGGTTGGAGTCCTGATCAGACTCAATCGTACATTGATAAAAACAAACTCTCTAAGTAAGGGTAAATAATGGCTGCATTGACTTGGCGTAATGTTGATGCCCCCAATCTGTCGAGTGGTGTCGATGGTGCTCGCACCACTGCTTATCTGTTTGGCAATGCTTCCGATGCATTGTCTCGTGGATTGGCTCAGTTTGGACAGGCTCAAACGGATCAGGCAAATGGTGCTGCATTGCAGAATGCCATGCAAATTAATGATCCACAGGCTTATCAGGCTGCTCTGCAAAACGGCTCACTGTTACAGGGTATTGATCCGTCAAAGGTCGATGCACGTACTTTGGCT